ATTAATATCTTGTATATCTTGAATTTTTTGTTTTTTATCTTTTCTATCTCCATATTTTTTTCCAATCATTACATCGTCAAAATCATTAAAATATAAACCTATATTTTCAATATTAAATATTATCCCAGGTATTTTACATGTTACAGTTGCAGTTGTTATTTTTAAATTCGGAGAAAAATATTCAAATTGATTTGTTAATTTATCAATCTGTTCGCTTATAGACATTATAAATATATTATATTAAATATAATTATCAATTTTTTAACTATTTATTTTATTAGGTATAAACGCTTTAAACATTATTTATCTTATTAATATTAATGAAACATAAACATTTTGCTTTAGGATTTGATATAGGAACTAAAAATTTAGCTTATTGTCTATCAAGTTATACTAATAAATTTCAAAATAAAAATAATCAAGATAATCAAGATAATCAAGATAATCATGATAAAAAAAATAATAAAGAGAAAATTGATTTATCTTATTTTAATGTTATTGATTCAGGTATTATTAATATTCATAAAGTAAAATTATATTGTAAACAAATTAAAAATAAAAGGGCAATATGTAATAAACAATGTTTAGATTATGTTTTAAAAGATGAATCTGAAGGACATGATAATATTAATAATATTGAGGGATATTGTAAAACACATGCTAAAAAATTAAGAGAAAATAATAATAAAGCTAAAAAAGAAATTACTAGACTTTTAAAATTAAATAATAAAAAACAAAATAACAAAAAACAAGAAAATATAACAGAATCAGATAAAGAAAATATTAAAAAAATAGAAGAAGAAAATAGAAGAAAAATAAGATATGATATTTCCGTAGAACAATATAAAATTAAAAATGTATATAAAACAAAAAATAACAAATTATTTGGCGATACATTAAATCTAACAACTGAAAAATTATTAGAAAAATTAGAAGAATTATTTTTAAAAATTCGTCTTGGTTATGATTATAATGTTAATACACAAAAAATATCAAAAATAAAAGATTTAGTTGTTGTTGTTGAAAATCAACCTACAAAAAGAATTGCAATGAATAATATTTCTATGATTTTATATACATTTTTTCAAATGAAAAAAAAAGAATATCCAAAAATAATTAAAAAAGTTAAATTTACTCATGCTGTTTCTAAAACAAGTAAATTATTTGTTACAGATATTTATCATACTTTTGGTATTAAATCATCAATTAAAAAATTTATATTATATGGAAAAAGAAAAGAGTTTTCTGAAGATATAGTTAAAAAATTATACTATAAAATAAGTTTGAATTCAAGCAAAACATTATCCAGTTTTGTTAATTTTATGGCTTTAAAGAAAAAAGATGATGTCGCAGATGCACTATTATTTACTGTTTATGAATTTTTTTATTATATTGAATAATTAATTAAAAAAATGATTTAATTATGAATTTTTTTATTATATTGAATAATTAATTAAAAAAATGATTTAATTATGAATTTTTTTATTATATTGAATAATTAATTAAAAAAATGATTAAATTATGAATTTTTTTATTATATTGAATAATTAATTAAAAAAATGATTTAATTATGAATTTTTTTATTATATTGAATAATTAATTAAAAAAATGATTTAATTATGAATTTTTTTATTATATTGAATAATTAATTAAAAAAATGATTTAATTATGAATTTTTTTATTATATTGAATAAATTAAATTTTATTTTTATAAATATCAATAATTTTAATCATTAAATTTAATCTTTTATTAAATATGTCATTATAATGTATAACTTCATTTACTTCGTTTATAATATTTAATTTATAAATATTAAAGTAAGAATTTTTATAATCAATCATTTTTTTATGTATTTTTTCAAAAATATAATTAATTTTATGTATAATTTCTAAAGTTGTAACAATTGCAATTTTTACTGGTTCTGGTAAATTAATATCTATTTTATCAAATTCATTATTTTTTGATATAATGCTAAATTCTTCTTCATTAGAAATTTTATTATTTTCTGATTCTATTTCTTCATTATAAGCTCCAATTTTATCAAAAATTAAATCAATTTTATCTTTTTCTTTTGTATGAGATTTTATAATATCTTTTATAAGAACATTTGTTAAGTTTAATTTATGTATCAAATCTGTTTTTTCAATATTATTATGAAAAAATCTATATTCAGAATCTTTGTGTTCAGTAATAAATTTATTAATATTTTGAATAGAAATTATTGATGTTGATATTGTAGTTATTGTATAAAATACAACATCTCTTGCAACATATGTTGTCAAATAACTAAATATTAATGGTTGATACATATAATAATATGATTTATTTATTTTTATAATGTGATTTATAAAAATTTAATATTAATAAAAAAACTTTAAGCTTATTAACTAAATTATCTAAATTGGTAGATAAATATTTAGTTCCACAATAATTAAAAAAAATAAAATCAATACTTGATAATTATTTTTTTATAAAAATTATTTTTTTGATAATTCTAATAATAATTCTTTTACATTATTTTTATAATATCCCTCATATAAATTTTCACATAAATCATTTATTTCAATTTTATAGTTTTTATAAATTTCATCGTTATCTTCATTTTCATTATTATCAAGTGTAAAATATCCTTTTTCATATGCATATGGAGAACTAGTATTAATATTTTCAATTAAAATAGGTATATATTTATTATCAATTTCAAAAAACAAAAATTCAGTATATGTATATTCTTTATTTCCACTAAATTGAAAAGAATATATTTCAATAAATTCTTCTTCTTTAATAATATTTTTTATTTTTTTAATAATTTTGTTAGAACTAATATGTTTTTTTAAATTTTCATCAAAAAAATTATCATTTATTCTTGCAATTGAATAATTCATTTATTTTATTTTTATTATTTAATTATTTAATTATTTAGAATAATTTTCAACTTTTTTTAATTAATTAAATGAGTATAATTCATTTTCAATTGAACCCATTTGTTTTACACCTGAAAAAACAGGTCTTTCTGTCATATTATCATCATTAAATACATATTCAGTAAATAAAGTTGTTTTTCCAATATTATTTTTAACTGGAACTGGTGCTCTGCCTTCCGCTATTATTTCCTTTTCTACGTTTAGCAACGCGTTTGCATAATCTAATCTAGAACGATTTTGTGTTCCTTGACCAGAAAGACCAGTTATATTTTTTTGATTTTCTGTTTGACATCTATTTGTTGGATCAGGTATACCATTATCATAATTAAACATAATTTGTTTATCTTTATTACCCTTCTGTCCAATAATATTTTTTTGATTTTCTGTTTGATTTCTATTTGTTATATCGGGTATAGCATTATCATAATTAAACATAATTTGTTTATCTTTATTGCCTTTTTGTCCAATAATATTCTTTTGATTTTCAGTTTGTGATCTAATAGTTGGATCTGGAATACCATTATCATAATTAAACATTATATTTTTACCTCTATTTCCTTTTTGACCTATTATATTTGATTGATTTTCCGTTAGTTCTCTTAAAGTAGTATTTGGAATAGAATTTACATAATTTATTAAATATGTTTTCATTTTTAATGGACTAACATTTGTTAAATTTGTATTATGTTCTGTTAATTCTTTCATTGTTGTATCAGGAATTGAACTTATATAATTTATTAAATAATCTCCACTATGATTTCCTTTTACATTTGTTAATTGACTTATATTTTCAATTAAATTACGTAATGTTTGTTCAGGAACTCCATTTTCATAATTAAACATATAATCTTGATTATAATTTCCTTTTATATTTAACATTTGTTCATTATTTTCAGTTAATTCTTTCATTGTTGTATCAGGAATTGAATTAATATAATTTATTAAATAACCTTTTGCTTGAATTGGTGATATAGAAGATAAATGTAAATTATTTTCAGTTAGTTCTTTTATTGTTGTATCAGGAATTGTATTTACATAATTTATTAAATATCCTTTATCCATTTGACCTTTAATATTTGTTAAATTAATAACATTTTCAGTTAATTCTCTCATTGTTGTATCAGGAATTGCATTTTTATAATCAATTAAATAAGATTTATCATGATTTCCTTTAAAATTTAATCCTCCAGAAGAATATAATGTATTAATAATATTTCTTAAATTCGTATCAGGAATATTATTCATATAATTAAATAAATAACCTTGTTCATGATTTGATAAATTACCTAATATTAAATTATCTTCAGTTAATTCTTTCATTGTTGTATCTGGAATACCATTTGTATTATTAAATAAATAACTTCTTTCTGAATTACCCTTTGCATTTGTTAAAATTACTTTCTCAGTTAAAATAGATCTTAATGTCTCATCAGGAATAGCATTAATAGAATTAAACAAATAACCTTTTATTGAATTTGAAATATTTGTTAAATTCTTTTTACCATTATCTTCTATTAATATTTGTTTCTTTGTTGTATCTGGAATATAATTTAAAAAATTAATTAAGGGAACTGATGTTTTATTACCTTGGATATTTGCTATTGGATTACTATCATTTATTTCCCTATTTGTAAATTCAGGTATAGCGTTTTCATTATTTAATAAATAACCTTGTGTTTTATTATGACCAACATTTCCAACATATTCATCTCCATAATTTGTAGATTGACGATTAGTATCACTTGGTGTCCATGTTTCTTGACCAACAATTTGACCTCTTGTATCTCTTTGAACATTTCTTGGACCATTATGTTCAAATGTTTTTTTAAAAGGGTTTTTAAATTGTCCTTGGAGATATTCAGGAGTACTTTTATCTACATTTGATTTTATTGGTCCAACATATGTATTAGGACCATTCATTTCTCTATTTGTTGGATCAACAATATATTTTCCATATACAGCAGGAGCTTCAAATTCTCCTACTTGAGGTAACATGGAATCAGGTGAATTATAATAAAATCTATCTGGACCTTGTTGAACTTGTTTTCCCATTATTCTTCTATTATTTCCTTTCTGACCAGGAATTATTGGTTGTTTATAAGAAACTTTAGGATTATCAATAGTTCTTAGTTGATCAACATTTCTTGGCATTACACGATATAAATCTTGTCTTCCACTATTACCAGATTCAGTATATCCTAAATTTAAACCTGGTGTAGTTCTAATTGGTTGTGTAATAAGTTCTCCATTTTTAGTTTGAGAAGGAATATATCTTGATTCAAAATAATCACTAAAATTAGGCATTCCTGTTACAGATTCTACTTTACCAATCTCATTTGGAAATAATTTTTGAACTTCTCTTTTATGTTTAAAATTTGGATCTTGATCAGAACCAGTAAATAATTCTATTCTTCTTGTTCCATTTTCTGCTAATTTTTTATTTAATAAAGGATTATAACCATAGGTAGCACTTTTAAAATATGGAACCATATTATTATGAGTCATATCAGAAGTTACACCATATCTACCATCACTATCAGCATTAAATTCACTTTCTGGTATTACTTTCATATTTTCATTAAATGTTTTTAACATTCTTCTATCAGGTGGCATAGTTCCTGGAATACCTTCATGATCAAATCTTAATTCTTCATATTGTTTTTCAAAACCATTACATTCTTCTGTAGGTTGTTTTTTAGGATATTCTTTATAATTACCAGATACACTTGTTACAACATCATCAAAAAATGCATCTTGAGTATTTAAAACTTTTGTATTTATATTATCAAAACTTTCTAAAGAACTATTTTCAAAAGTTTCATTATCATTTATATAATTATTCATATTATTTGTTTTTATAGAATTTCTTTGATTTGGAATATTATTTCTTACAAGTGGAATAGAATAATTATCAGAAAATAAACTATCATTATCAGAATTTTTACTATAATCTAAACTATCTTCAGAATTATAACTACCACTTTCATATGTATTATCATTAGTGTCATAACTATCATAACTATTATCATAATTTTTATCAATATTCATCATTGGTTCTATATTATTATATTCTATATTTTTTACATTATATAAATCTTTATCAACTTGTTTATTCACACTATCTCTTATCTTTTTAGTTCTATCTTCATCATTTGTTATTCTCCAAACTCTATTTATAAGATTTGAATTTGGTTCTAAAGATTTTTTTGTCAAATCATATTTATTATAATTATGTTTAGATTCTAATTGATTCATAAAATCATTTTTATATATATTGTAATCTGTTTTAGCATAATTTTTAATTTCTATATTTCTATTCTTTTTAAAATCATTTTCATAAAAATCTTCATCTTCAAATTTTTGTTCTTGTTTATTTAATAAATATCCTAATGCAACAATACCTCCTGTTACTAAAGCAATTTCCATTTAATTTACTTTTATTTTATATAAATATTTTTACATTTTTTTATTTTACAAATATTACTTGAATTAAACATGTTGTTATAAATCCAATTCCACCTAAAACTAATAAAGTTAAACTAAAATAATCAATATCATCTATTAATTCTTTTTTTTCAAATTCTTTCCTTTTTTTAATTTCTTTTTCAAAAATACTTTTCTCATATATTGCAACATATTTTTCATCCATAAATTTTAAATCATTTTTAACCATTTCTTTATTTTCAATAAATTTTATAAATTGACAAATAAACTTTTTAGGAACACCCACCCTCTAAAGAGGCTCACTAAAGTGAGGCAAGTAACACTTGCTAGCAAACAAAGTTTGCCTTGTGAAACAAGTCCCGAAGGGAGTGGGAACACATTTAATTATTAAACCTATTTTATCCCCTCCACTCATTCTTTTAATAAAATAAGGAAAATATTCAACAGGTTTAATTAATGTAAACACTTCAATATTAAACTTATTTAGAAAAATATTATGTAATTCATATGGACATTTACCATTATATTTTAAAATAATTTCATCATCAGATATAGTAACAACATCTTTATCAGTATAATCATAATTATTTTTTATATATGTAACACTTTTATCAATTAAATATTTATATAATTTCTTCTTCATTTTCATCATTTACATATGATCTTGTAAAAACTAAATATATTACTACAAATATTAAAAGATTCATTAAACTAAGACTATTCATTAAAATTAAAAATAATATTAAAATAAATCCTAATGTTTGTAAAGGCATATGCATAATATAATTAAATTCATTAACTAAAATATCCTCCATTATATATTTATAAATTATATTTACAAAAAACAAAAATAATAACTAGAATTTATTATTTTATAAAAAAATTACTTTCATACTTTCATATTTTATTATTTAATTTTCAGATTCAGAATCAGATGAAGCTTCATCAGTATAATATTCATCTTCTTCACTATCACTTACATCAGGATTTCTATTTAATACTTTAACATTACAACTATCTTTACATACAGTTCTACAAGGTCTGGCTTTTCCTTTAATAGGATTAGGTAAAGTTTCATCAGAAGGTTGAACATACGGAAAAGGATTATCATAATTATCTTTAGCAGTAAGTTGAGAATTTTCAGTCCAAGAATAATAAATATTCTCTTGAGGATTTTTATTTAAATCATAAAATCTATTAATTGACATCTCTCTATATAATTGTTTAGGATAAGTTTGTAAAGTATCAAGAGGATCTAAATCTTTATTACATAAAGTCGCATCATAAGTTTCAAATTTAAACACATCAACAGGATTTAATGTCCCTTTTTTTGAACCATCACTTCCATTTTTTACATTTAAATTTAAAAGAACTGATTCAATATCAGTTACTTTTTGAGCAGGAGCAATACCAGGATTTTCAACAACTATTGAATCTCCCCATCCATTATGACTTGCTCTTGGACCATTTAAAGATAAACATCTATTACAATTACTAATTCTATTAGGATCCATTGTTGATAACATAGGAGAAGTACTTTGAACAATATCATCTTTCATGTATTGAGGATCATAAGATAAATTAGAAGAAACACCAAAATTAAATCCACTATTAGTACAAACTTCATTATTATCTGAAGGAATTATTTTATTATCATATACTTCGTCACAGGATTCTTTTCCACATGATTTACAATCATTTTGATATTTTAGGTATTTTTGAGCTAAATTATTCATTATATAATTATGTATTAGAAAAATATAATTATATATAAATTTTACTTTTTTATTTCAAGTCACATCATTTTTAATTTTATAAAAAAATTAAATAATTATCAAATTAAAATTAATAAATTTATTCAGATTCATATTCAGATTCATATTCAGAATCATATCCCATTACATCTTCTTTAAGAACTTTGGGAGACTCTGAAGACATTTTCATTCCTACTTGTCTCATTTGTTGACCACTTCTTTCATCAAGAGCAATCCCTTGTCTTGAAGTAGGAACACCTTTTCCAAGATTTCTTTTAATTGATTTAGAATGATATTCATTTAAATAATAAGGAGATACTTTTTTAGTTTCACCTTGATAAAGAGGTTTATTTGAACAAGTATTCATATACATATAAACATCTTCATCTTCTTCATTATCATCTAAAGTTTTTCTTGTTCTTTGCATATAATCTTTATAAGTATTTACAGAATCAACTTCGGTAAATTCATTTTTACCTTTACAAATATCAGTACTTGGGATTTTGTATCCAGGAGATGTTTGAATAGGAATATTGTTATAAACAATAGGACATAAACTTGGAGATAACACTTTAGGAGCTCTTGGATCAAATGTACTTACACAGTTAGGACCAGCTTCACAATTAGGATTGTATTTGTAAGCATCACATCTAGTTAAAGGACGAGTTCTATTAGTTAAATCAGATTCAATATCAACAATTTCTGCATCTTGTTTGTACCAAGCTTTTTCATCTATACATTTAGAACAATTTTCTTGGGCACCAAAATACATTTGATGATATAATGGTCCAACATTTTGTTCAATATATTGCGAATACGCACAACAATCATATAAGGATTTATTTGAGGAACCTTGAGTAGAGTATGACATAGATATATATATAATCTTATAAAATAAAAAAAAAATAAAATATTAGATTATAAGATTATTTTTTTAACAAATAATAAATTATAATATTTATTTTTTATATATTATTTAATTATAAATGGATATTCAAAGATTTTTTGAAAATTTAGGAGATCTTACCACTTCTAATATGCAATCTGTATTAACTGGAGGCGATGGTGAATACACTCTTGCAGGAATCGTTCTTACAATTGTAGCAGTTGCTGTAGTTTTAATCGTTATATTAAAACTTTACAGAAATCACTATTCAGAAACCTCCCCTGAAGGATTTGATGTTATGAACTCTAATAGAGGTGTTATGTCTCCAACACAATTTCAAATGAAATTTAGAGATGGAAGATATGAAGGATTTGATAATAACATGTCCGATGAACAAAGACGTAGAATGATGGCTCTTCATCATAGAAGAAACGAAGATATGGGAGATATGTCCGATGAACAAAGACGTAGAATGATGGCTCTTCATCATAGAAGAAACGAAGATATGGGAGATATGTCCGATGAACAAAGACGTAGAATGATGGCTCTTAGACATAGAAGAAACGAAGATATGGGTAATATGTCTGAACAAATGAGAAAACTTTTAGCTGCTAAACATATTCTTGACGAAAAAGGAGATAATATGACTCCTGATGATGTTGTTAAACTTAGAGTTATTAACTCTGAAATTGAAAAAATGAGAGAAGGATATGAAGATGTTGATGATTTTGGACCTATATCTAATAATCTTTCTGGTTGTAGAGATAAACTTGAAAATTGTGACAGAAAATTAAAACTTGCCATGAAAAGATTAAGCAATAATGATGATACAAGAGAAGATAGACAAGATAACAGATCCGATAGAAGAGAAGATAGACGTGAAGATAGACAAGATAACAGATCCGATAGAAGAGAAGATAGACGTGAAGATAGACAAGACAACAGATCCGATAGAAGAGAAGATAGACGTGAAGATTTTGGACTTGTTGATGATAAAATGGAACTTGTAAGAGAAATTTCTGATTCACTTGATGTTAATCTTACTAGAAAACAACGTAGAAGAGTTGCTAATCATGCTATTGATAACGATCTTGATGATGAACGCTTAAGACGTTATATTTTAAGAAATTATGCTAATGAAGGTTTTGGACCTGTTGATGATAAAATGGAACTTGTAAGAGAAATTTCTGATTCACTTGATATTAATCTTGACAGAAATGAACGTAGAAGAGTTGCTAATCATGTTATTGATAACGATCTTGACGATGAACGCTTAAGACGTTATATTTTAAGAAATTATGCTAATGAAGGATTTGATGTTGATCGCAGAAGAGCTAGAGCAGTTGTTCATCATAGAAATGACGAAGACTTTGATGTTGATCACAGAAGAGCTAAAGCAGTTGTTCATCATAGAAATGATGAAGACTTTGAAGGAGGTAATTTTTTAACTGCTAACCAAATGGATGATTTAAGTAGTGGAGCATTTAATGTAGATAACTATGAAACTATGGCACCTGTTTTACTTGGAAAAAAAAAAAATCAATGATTTTAAATCATGAGGATTTTGCTACTCTTGATAACTTAAACTCAGATACTGATGAAGATACAGATACATTAATTGATGAAGATGAGGATGACGGTATTGATCAAATTGAAGATGATGAAGAACCTGATGAAAATGATTCTATAATTAATGAAGACTTTGAAACTTTTAGATCATTAGGTCGTAGAGGTAGAAGAGGTAGAAGTAGAAATAGAAATGAAGAGAATAGTGTTAATGTAGAAGGAGAATTTAATTTTGGTGAAGGTAAAAATATAAGACAAAGAAGACGAAGAAGAAATTTGTTATCTAGTTCTCCTGAAACAAGTATTAATACTCCTCCAATGTCTGAGCAACAAAAACTTGAAACTGAATATAACCAATTAGTTATCAGAAATAAAGAATTAAATTTGTCAAGAGAAAAATTACAAGATGAAATGAAGCAACAAGAAAGAGCTTACTATATTGCATCTAATTTTGATAGAATTGATGAAGAATCATTTAAAGATTTACATCTTTTAGATAGACATTTTAATTCTGAAGGTTATCCTCAAGTTGATCTTAAAAAATTTCGTGTAGTTAGAAATGAAAATCAAATGGAAAATGTTGTTAATGAAGCACAATCATTTAAAAATATATATAAACCTGGTGATATTGTAACTGATAATTCATCATTTAATATTACTAGAGATAACATTTGTTATAGAGCTAATGGAAAACCTATGAAGGTTACAAAAGCTTTAAAAGAAAAATACCCTGATTGTATGGTATGTAATACTATTGCCCAAGAAGAATTAAAAGATTCTGATTCTTGGAGAAATACTAGAACAAATATTAATGAAGTATGTTTATTTAATCCAGACGCCAAAGATAATTCTGGAATTCCTAATCTTGAACAATGTAAAAAAATGTGTAAAATATAACTCTGAGTTATAAAAATAATTACTTTTAATTGAAAAAAAATATTTTTATAAAAATATTTTCTTAATAAAATTTATTTTATTCATTTACTTCTTGAGATTTTAATTATATTTTTCTTTATAATATAAACCAAATTTTGAACATTTGTTAAAATCACTTCTTATTTTTAAACAACTTTCATATTTTTTGTTAATTTTATCATAATATAAATAACAATGAGTTTTATCTAACAATTCTTCTTTTTTATACATGACATCACCTGTCATTTTATTATTGTATCCTAAAGCATAAACACAATTTAAACACGGTTTTTTTTTCATGTAATAATTTTTTATTAATATCATTGTTTTTTGTGAAACTTTAGGAAAAATCTTTTTTGAACTCATTTTATATTAA